TCGCGGAGAAATACCGTGCAGCGTATCAAACATGACATCCAACAACAACAACAACAAACAACAAACTCACTTCGACTACGAGACACTGGAAGATTGGCTAAGGGATTGGTCCGATTGGAAAATCAAATTCCTTTCGGATCCGGATTTTAAGAACATCTTTGAGCTCTTGAAACAAGAGGAATTTTATACAGTTCCAAGAGTTTACCAGCCCAGACGGGCTAAAGTCCGATGCTATTGCGGCTACGAAACCTCGCTGCAAGGATTGCAAGGACACATCCGCAACGAACACGGCGGAATAACTAAATGTAAAGCACTCGACTCGAGGATTTGGGCGAAGTGGTCATGCATACAATGTGGAGCAACACCCGTGGGCATTGAAGGCCTACTGATTCACGTTGTCAACTCGCACGGCCATGACGTCAATGCCACGCTGATCGAGGCAGAGAAGCAGGTAGATCCCCCTAAAGTGGATCTCGAACACACGACAGAAGCGCAGATGTTTATGCCAGATCCATCGGCATCAGGAGCATCGGCGCCTCCGCGCTCCGACCCGGCCTCTGAGGCCGCAGGGTTCATCCAAGGACAGACGATTTCAAGGAGCGCACTTAGCGGTGCTGAAGCAGGCACCCAAATGATGGACCCCGGCGCACTTGGCGTGACAGTGATGTCAGTAGCCAAGTCTTTGCGCCCTTCAATGATCCCTATGGAAGAGGGATTTCGCACAGGACAGCAATACGACTATCGGGACCGCGCTCTCGGCGCTTGGGCCGAAGTTGCCAACGTGACGGTCAGTTCCAGCTCCACAGCTGGCACTACGATCGCCAAGCTTCCGCTCTACAACACTTGCGGCAGATGGCTGCGAGATTACATGCTCCAACATGAGTTTGTAGCTGGAAGTATGGAGTATCGAATCGTCTTCTCGGCATCGTCGACCTTTCAAGGATCTCTTTTGGTCTCCGATTTGGAAAGGACTTACGCGGAAAATCTTATGGACATTGACTTCCTTTTGACCAAGGCTAACGAAATTTTGCCTCTTAATGGACAAAACGTATCTACGACTTACGCCCTTCACGACGCTAAGAGTAATGCTCAAGTGCGCAAAGTCGCTGACGTTCTTCAACCCTTCCCAGATGGAGGCATTCCTGAAATTCGATTGACCGTTTACCAGCCTCTCAGCAATCC